CATCATAACCGGAACCACTTGGCAGAGATGCATGGCATGGAAATGTTTCAGGAGCTGTAGTAGCTGGTGTAAACTGAGGAACAGCTTCAGCATTCCCAGGATTGTTATTCACAGTAGCCCCACCTACGGGAGCACCACCAACAGGGGCACCATTGTTCACCGGAGCGCGATTGTTCACCGGAGCACCACCGCTAACAGGAGCACCATTGTTTACCGGAGCACCACCATTATTTACGGGAGCACCACCTACAGGGGTATTGTTTACAGGGGCACCATTATTCACAGGAGCACCACCTACCGGAGCATTATTCACAGGAGCACCACCTACAGGATTAGCAACTTGATTATTAACCTGCTGGTTATTATCTACCGGATTGGCAACCTGCCCATTAGCGGCTGTTTCAGTATTTGCAACACCTGTGTTTACGGCCTGATTACCATAACCTGGATTACCACCCTGAAGAGCTGGATGAATAAAGGACTGCTCATTACCAGCCTGATTTGTTTGATAGAACTCTATTACCTGGTCTGGTGAAGGAATAGGAACTATCTCAGACTTTATCGCATGACAAACCTCTTCCCATTTCCAAGCATTTCCGGTAATGTCAACTGCACCACCATTCATGGAAGGTAAAGACTGTTTATAGTCTCTTTGTCTGGAATTAGGTTTATTTCCGATGATAATCTCAAACATGTAACCCCTCTGTGGATCACAAATGTTAACACCACTGCTTTTCTCAATACGATTGGCATGGAACTGAATCTGATCCATAAGCTCTTTTCCGTAAGTGATAATAACAGGAAATGCAAGCATCCCATTTTCTACGAAAGAAACCAGAGAAGCACAACCGAATCTTTCATTGAGAGACTTGGCTGCTTTATGGAATTCCACACTGGCAGGAGGACTCCCAGTGTAACCCTTATCTTTCACATAACCAAGTTCTTTAGCCTTGGCATACAGGGCGAACTTCTCCCTACAAATAGGACACTGGGTGTCTATAAGAGGCTTATTTTGTGTATCAGGCACTGTGTAATCATACGAAGTCCTTCTACAAATAACAGGCTGCCTGTTAATCCAGTGAAAACTTTGCACGATATAGGGATAGTCAGCACCCTGATAAAAATCAGGACTTAAAGGATAAAACCTTGCCAGATGTGTGCCTAAAGGTAGTGAAGAAGCTCTTACTACGCTTATGTTGTGCCCGTTACATTGTACTACTTTACCTTGGCTCCCGTTGGAACCACCATCATTGGAACTTTGACCAAATGTTTGCATGTGTTTAACACCTTTCTATCCTAAATTACCGATTGACTTTAACTCTTCTTTTTTCCTGCGGCTAATCTCAATTAAGTCGTCTTGCTTTAATAAAAGCGCTTTCATAATGACTTTGAGCTTATTTTCCGCTCCGTTGAGTTTTACAATCTCTGCTTTTACCTCTGAGAGTTGATTCAATTGCCCTTTAATGGCGATGACTTGTTCATCAGAATTTTGAAGATTCTCAAGAACTTTGTCAGTACACCGAGCACTCGCCTGTTGCAATTCCATCTGCTTTTGCAAATAGACAGCAGACTTTCGCACTTGTAAGCTATCGTTCAGCTTTTCTTTTTGAGCGGCTAAACTCACTTCAAGGTTTTCTCTTGCCTCAAGAATCTTGGCAGAGATTGAACCGTAGAAATAATATGCTCCGCAGACTTTATGCAGCTCGGCCACTTCATCGACTATATCAGCAATGCTACAATCGTTACGTGGGTAAGCTTTACATACTTGGCCTTGGCGCACATGAGTCAATTCCTCTTCAATCTCATGATCCTTAAGGAAATCTCTTAAGTCCATAGACAAATTCCTTCTAACTGTTTGAAATTATAGGAATTAGTTTTGACAGAGTTACGCTGCTAAATATTTTTGGTTAGTTTTTACAGAATTACGCTGAGGTTTGAAGCTAAGGAACCATACAATTTTCTGCATCATGTGGTTAGAGCGTACTTCTTAGTACGGAACGTCAGCCTATATTAAATTTTGAGGTTAGTTTTTGCAGAATTGCGCTGCTGAGTTTTTGTATACTTTCTAAGTTTTCTCTGGAAGACTTACTGCGAAGACTTATACTGCTTCAAAATGCTTCATGAAATTCTTGCGTATGAAATTAATATAATACACTTGGAATCATTTGTCAAGGAAAATTTCGTCTAAAACGATTTTTTTAATCACGTCATCCTTGTCCCATAGTTCAAGGTGTTTTTCTGAGATACCCTCCCTGAGTCCGTAAGCTAAAAGAAAATAAGGATCACCTTTTCCTGTTACAGAAAGTGATCGAATGGCTTCACCTATAATAATGCCAAATTCTTGTAAATTTTTTACCTGTATTTTAGATTTTTTTATAGAAACCCTGATTTTTTGTTCTTCAGTAAGGTCAATATTATGAGCTAACTCATAGTCTTTATAAAGACTTAGAGCCTCATGATCCTTGAATAAAAAAATTGTTGGATATCTTTTATTTTTTTTGTAATAAGAGTCAACAACAGCATCGACTAGTCTTTTTGGGTCCAAGTCGTTTTTTACAATGAACCGGCCAATCGATTTTATTACTCTGTCAAGATTCTTATCTTTTTCCAAAGTTGCTGCTGTTATCTTTTTCCAATTTGGAACCCTCTCATTGTACGAATTGAGAAACAATGAGATAGGATTGATCATCATGGCGTAGCCTCCTATAACTAAATCTTAACATAGGTCAGACAAATGTCAACTAAAGAATTCTATTATTTGGGGGAGACTGGGAGCGAAGCGACTAGTCTTCACCACTGCCGAAGGCAGCAAAGAGTAAACTCTATTCTTCCTCAGTCTCTCAGGAAAAACGATATATACAAAGTAGCTTTACTACTACGTAGTAGTAGTAAAGCTTACTTTGTTAATATACTAATTATTATTATTAGAATCTATTGTTTCTATATATTTAATTATTATATTTATAATACACGTTTTAGCTATATACTACGTAGTAGTATATAGCTAAAACGGTTGTTATTTCAGGTTAATCTTTTTAGAAAAAGTTGTTGCATACCCCCAGGCTTTCTGTTATCATAGTTTGAAGTCTATTTTTTCTTAGGAGGACTTATGAAACTAGGTACGCTGATACGTCATGCTTTTAAGCTTAAGACTGAGAATATACGGGTTTACTCATCGTTTATGGACTACTTTGAGACTTTCAGCACTTTTGAATACACAGAGACTATGGGCTTTTTTGCCCATAGAAAAGAATTTAAAAGTATATCGCAGTCTCTCTTTGTTTTTAAAAATAAAGCTCACTCATACGCTCACTTATCTTGTAGAGTGAATCCCTTAGATTTTACACAAGCTATCGCAGTACCAACAGATCATGCTTTGAAAAAATATAAGGAACTCATTAGTTCTTTTGGTTTTGTAATTAACCCAGGACTTAAACAGATTGATGAAACAAAGAAACAAGAAGTATTTAAAATATACGAAGAAATTAACGACATTGTTGATAACTTACCTGAGTCTATTCAGCAAACAATGAAAGCGAAGTAGTATGGAATTTAAAATCGGTAGAAAATTTCTCGTGGTGAAGACTCATGCGAAATACCAATCAACAATGCTTAAGACATGCGGGTCTCCTTTATGGATTCCAAAAGGGGCTTTTTATCTTTGTCCATTGCAGCCTAGTTTTATTAGAAATTTTTGTATAGTATTTAAACTCAATAATATAGGTCTTAATACTTTACTAAATCAGTGCATTCAACGTGATAGACGTTACGTTCAGATCATGAATGAATGTGAATACTATCGAGAGAACGAACACTTACCTACACCTATTGATAATTTTCCAGTCTTCGCTAAGGGAATGCGCCATGCTCAGAAAGTTACACTGTACGCCTCCTTTCAGATTCCTCGGTTCGGTTCTTTCTTGGATATGGGTATTGGAAAAAGTAAAGTTGCGATAGACAATGTTTCTCTCCGATTTGCATATAAGCAGGCTAAAACAGTTCTCGTAGTATGCCCAAAATTAAACGTCTTTAATACTTGGCTTCCTGAGTTTGAAAAACATAGTAAATTAAAAGTTCCTATTATGCCAATAGTAGGTAGTAAAAATGATAAAATAGACCTTTTGTTCAACGAAAACAGGGAGTTCTATGTTCATGTAATGACCTATGATACCCTATGGAGATACATAGATAAACTACCTATGTATGATATTGTAATCTTTGATGAATCAAGAGCTTTAGGTAACGCTAAATCTAACAGAAGTGATGCAGCTTTTCAAGTTTCAGTGAATGCAAAATATGTAATGGAGGCAACTGGAACTCCAAATACACTTAAAAATATGAAGGACGTCTTTTCACAATATAAGGTTATGACGTTAGGGCAGACTTTTGGACTTCGATATCAAGACTTTCTTGAAGAATATTTTATGGATATTGGGAAACACTTTCCTTTGTGGGTACTTAAGAAAGGTAGTTTCGATATAATTCAACGACTTATGTTTACGGTGGCGATCTCTTATAAGAAAGAAGACTGTATGGATTTGCCGCCTCGGACAATGAAGCACGAGTATATTCTTCCTACGAAATTTCAAAGATATTTTATGGATTGTTTTGATGAAGGTTTCAGTCTTATAAACCCAAATCTTAAAATAAAGAAATTTTTTGAAGAAAACGATATCAATTATGACAAAGAAGTAAAAGCCATAAATGATGCAATTCCAATAAGTAAGGTAACTAAACTTCAAGAAATCACTAGTGGTTTCTATAAACCTTTTACTGACAAAAATATAGTAGCCACATTTCCTTCAACAAAAGTTGACGCTACTTTAGAAATTCTGGATACGATCCCTAATGAAAAGGTTATTATATGGTGCCGTTTTTCAGAAGATGTGGAGAATCTACAAGCTGTCTTAAAGAAGAAGAAGATAAAATCTTTTCTTATGACTGGCAAGAAGGACGAGATAAAGAAGTGGCAGAAGAGTAAGACTGTAAGGGTTCTTATAGCGATGGAGCAGGTAGGAAAAGGTATGACTCTTATCGAAACCGCTTATATGATATATTACTCATATAACTATTCTTTAGAGCATTTTCTTCAATCATTAGATCGAAATTATAGACATGGTCAATTACGACATGTTTATGTTTTTATTCTTTTGCTTAAAGACACAGTGGATCAAGCAGTTATTAAGATACTGGATACAAACCAGCGTTTCTCAAAAAAGCTTACCGCCAAGCGTTTTAAAAAATTAATTCGAGGAAAATAAAACTTTTTTAACTTTATTGTAAAAAATTCAGCCACTTTTTGGCATTATTATTAGTAGAAGGGTATGTTTAGGAGAACATTTTTCTTTAAAACATACTAAAACAAATATTACTACTAATAAATATAGATAGATGTCATGGCAGACGATACAAATAAAGAATCTACAACGAAAAAGAGTAATGGTAGCTCTAATTATACAGAAGATATGCGTGCTTATGCACGTATGCTCTATCTTCTTGTAGATGAAGAGACTAATGAACAAAAATACTCTTTAGCTAAAATATGCGATGAAGTAGCTAAACAGTTTTCAGTAAAGAAACCTTCCACTTCAGCTATGTTCAAGTGGTCTAAAAAGTGGAAAGAGGAACTTTCTACTCGTAAGACTATCCTTAGAGACGAAGACTCTGCTTTATTTGATTATCATAAAGAGACAAATGCTTACGTTAATCGTGATAGAGTTGTGAAAGCAATTCTTAATCAATTGCGTACTTGCCTTTTATTATACTCTAAGAGAATGCAAAGATATGGGAACTTAGAAGACAAGGTTCTTGCGGCACTTGAATCTCTTGATGGGCTGGACAACGAAGCTTCAAGTATTAAAATACGAAATCTAACACGTCACATTGCATTCGAATCTATACAAAAAGGAGTCACCGGCTCCAATAAGTCTTTCTTAACTCAATTAGAACAATTAAATAAGTGGTTAGAAAAAGAAGAAGCTCGTGGTAAAGGTACAGGAGACGTTCTTGAAATAAAAGGTGATGAAGTCTGGGAATTTGAGCCTGTTGATATTGAGGAGTTCTTAGATAGCGATGAGTTCTTAGGTTCAATATCCAAGAGTCTGTTCCCTTGTGTTAGGAAAGATATTATAAATATATTTTGGGGGAATCCACGGCAGCTTTTAGAAAAAAGACGTTTCAAGGAAATCATATTTAAAGAAGCTTATGGTACTGGAAAGTCTGAACGTGCAGCCATAATGTCTACGTATATTACTTATCTTTTATTATGTCTTCGTGACCCTTCTAAGTACTTTGGGTTATTACCTGGTAGTAAAATAACCGTTATAAATGTATCAGTCTCTCAGAAACAAGCTAAAGATGTTGTTTTCTCAAAGATAAAAGGAAAGGTAGATCATTGTCCTTGGTTTAAGAATCATGGATATAGCTACGATCCTAATAATAAGCTTGAACTTCGTTTTGACCCTGCCGACTCTGCTAAGATTGATACAGACAAGGTCTATAAAAACTTGTATATAATTCCAGGAAGCAGCAGTCAGTTCTCAGCTCTTGGGTATGACGTTATCTGTGCCATAATAGATGAGGCTACAGCTTATGGTGTTGAGAATGAGATGGATAAAGCGGAAATAATTTATAATACTCTTAAAGGCCGTGTCTCTTCAAGGTTCGCAAAAGCTGGTATGATTGTTATGGCAGGAAACCCACATCATGTTTCAGATTTTCTTGAAGTCAGACTTAAAGATGCCGAAGGTCATAAAGATATCTATATTGTAAAACATCGTAGTATTTGGGAAGCTAGGATGCCTGATTACGATGGTGACTGGTTTTACTTTGATTATCTAAAGATGAAAGAAGTAGATGAGGTAGAATTCGGAAAAACCGCTGTAGAAAAAATTCCAATTGTTTATTATGACGATTTTAAGAATGCTCCTGAAATGTCAGTCAGAAACTTAGCGGGTATTTCCCTTGAAAGTATCAGTCGTTTTTTTACAAATATAGATACAATTCAGGAAATGTTTGTTAAGTCTGGGAGAAAGAGTCCTGTAAAAGAAGTTATAACAACTACGGAATTAGAACGGCCTGAAGATAAACCATCTGAAAGTAACAGAGCTGTAGAGAAAACAAAAGTTGTTTTTCACAATGGGTTCAAGCCAGTTAATAAAGGGGTACACGCTGTCCATATTGATATTGGTGTCAACAATGACGCATTAGGCTTAGTTCTGGGGCACGTTTGTGGGTACGAGAAAGGACTTCAGCAATTTTGGGTAGACTGCGTTATCCGGTTAAAAGGCTCTCAAACAAAACCTAATATATTGTCTGATGTACGAGAAATAATATACCAATTATCTCAATTAGGTTTTAATATTAAATATGTGACTTTAGATGGGTATCAAAGTACCGATACTCTTCAGATTCTTACTAGAAGAGGTTACAATGCTGAATACTTATCTGTAGATAAACAGATGGCTCCGTACATTAATTTACGTCAAAGTATTTATGAAGAAAGAGTAGATTGTCCTTTCGATTCTTTCTTGAAGTATGAATTAGAGACTTTAGAGAATGTTAACGATAAAAAGGTTGACCATCCATTTAAAGGCTCAAAAGATATAGCAGATGGGTTATGTGGTGTGATTCATACATTGATTGAGAAAGTAAAAGTTGAAAGTATTATGTCAAATAATTATACACGTAAAGTTGATTCTGACGATGATGAAGAGAAAAAAGAACCGAGAACTGCGGATCAGGTCTTCGACAGCTTTATAGAAAATTTTGGGGAGGAAGGGGTTACTCTTTAATATGACTGAAATATTGAATCCTGATAATAAACCTGAAATTAATCATAAGAGCGGAATTAAAAAGGAGAATGAAAGCACTAATCTTGAGTGTGTACTCCTAAAGAAAATATAGAACATAAAGATAACGTTCTTGGTAAGCATAATAGAGGTGCGAATAGTGGATTAGCTAAATTGACTAATAAAGACATTTACAGTATTTTAAATTTAGTTAACAATTATAACATAACACAAGTTGAGGTAGCACAAATGTTTAATGTTTGTAAAAGCACCATTTGTCGTATTAAGTCAGGTAAAAGGTGGGGGCACCTTGAATTAAGAGGATTAGAGTATGGCAACCCTTAGCAACAGATTAAGCGCAGCATTTAAAGGATTGATGACAGGTAGTACCGGAAGAACGACACAATCTGGTGTTGACTCAGAATTGCACGAAAATTCAATGGCGGACATCCTTACTATAGATAATAGCAGAAGAGCGAAGTATAAAGATTACATTATGATGGATGATAATTACGGACAGGTAATTTCATCCTCGCTTGATGCGGTAGCAGATAATACAGTTCGTATGGACGAACCTATTGATAATCCTATAAAGATAATGTCTGAGTCTGAGCAGACAGCTACATTTGTGAAAGATTTGTATTCTTATCTCGATATTCGCAACCAACTTTGGACTTGGAGTAGGAGTTTAAGTAAGTTCGGGGATTTATTTGTAGAAATAATCTGGGCTTTAGATGGAAGTAATGAGAAATTATCTCATATCGTAGGTTTAAGACCTCTTCCAGCAAGTACTATAATGTTGAATATAAATGATAAAGGAGTTCTTAATTTAGAATTTCCTTACAAACAAGAGATTGATGGTGTTACAGTTGCTAAGTTTAAACCATGGCAACTAATCCATTTTATGTTGAGACGAGAACCTTCAGATGATTATGGGACAAGTTGGTTAAAAGCAGCACGTATTCCACATCGCCAACTTTCTGCTATGGAGAATGCTTTAGTGGTAGCTCGTTTGAAGAAAATAAGTATGAGAGTACATAAAGTTGATATTACCGGAAAGACCGTAGATCAAGTTCCTGATGCAATCAATGAGTATAAGAAACAATTTAAGGAGAAACCTTGGATAAACCCAAATACTGGAAAGATGGAGAAGCATAAAACACCTTTATTTGGTAATTCTGACATCTACACCGGCGTTACTCAGGAAGGCGGCAAGTACGCTGGTATTGATCTTATTGAAGGAAAGAGTGAAATCGATATAGATGATATTCTTTATATTCGTGAGAATTTGCTTACCGCTCTTAAGGTGCCGAAACATCGTTTGAATATAAATGATATTGGTGGTTCAAATAAACTTGTGTCAAGTGACCAGGGACTTAACTTCAGCGCTTCCATTCAGAGAGTTCAACTAGCTATTGTGGAAGGTTTAAGCTTCGTTACAGATTTAGCTTTGATTGTTCGTGGTATAAATATAAAAAATCGTAGTAAAGACTATACAATAGCTTTACCAAAACAAAGAACTGTTGATGAGCTTATAGCTGCCCGTGTAGAGCTTATTAAGTCAACTGTTGTTAAGAATTACAAAGAAATGGGACTATTATCAGATGAGTACATTCTTAGTGATATTATGCGCTTAGAGCCAGATCGGGCAGCTAAAGTTATGAAGCAGGTTGAGAAAGCTCGTAAGGAACGTGAAGAACGTGAGAGACAGAATGCGATAAACAACCCTAACCAAAATGACCAAAATAAGAACGGTGATGATAAAAATAAAACAGGTGCTGAGAAGGACAAGAATTTTAACAAAACAGGAAAAGGCTCCGCCCCAGTCAGGAGACCTCAAAAAGAAGCAATTAGAAGAGCGTTAGCTGATCCCGAAGTCAAAGAATTGGTTAACGATGTTAACGAATTAATGAAGAATCAAAGAGTTTACGGAAACAAAAGATTCAACATGGACTTCATAGAAAAAGAAATTCTTAAGTAGTGGAGGCCAGGTATGAATGATGCCGAGAAAGAACTTATTGAAACTAAATTTAGTGGATTAGCTGAGCTATTTGAAGTAAAACTAAGCGCTTCGGTGGAAGCCATTTGTGAAAAAGTAAATGATATAGATGGTAAATTCACTGCTACTAAACAGACTATAGATGAACATGTTGACTGGCATAACAACCTTAACAAAAAGATTGTAAGTTGCACTGTTAAGACTATTTTTATTGTATTGGCGCTTACGGTAGTTACAACCCTTGTACTAGGATTTAAAGATGGTTTTATACCAGCAGCTTTAGCAAAAATGATAGGACCATAGAATGCCTAAGATAACAGTTAGAAGGGGTAATTTAGATAAATTATTTAAGGTTTGTACAAAGTGTAAGAAAGAATTGCATATTTGTTGTTTTTATAAAGACTCATCTAAAAAAGATGGGTTACGTTCGAGTTGTTGTGATTGCAAAGCTAAAACAGATAGAGAGTATACTCTTAAAAATAAGAAGAAAGTATTGTTAAAAAAAGCAGAGTATCGTAATAGTCATAGAGAAGAATTAAAAAAGCAAAATAACATTAGGTATCATTCTTTAGATAAGAATGCAGAAAATAAAAGACGTTTGCAACATAATAAAGACAACCCAAAAAAGAGACAAGAAGTTGTAGCTGTTAGTTTCTCAAATAAAAGAGCTAAAGATTTTAAGATAGAAGGAAAATTAACAGTTGAACAATGGAGGGATATTAAACGTAAATTTTTCTATAAGTGTTTATGCTGTGGAAAACAAGAACCAGACATCGATTTAACTATAGATCATATTGTACCTTTAATTAAAGGTGGTTTGAATACAAGTATTAATATTCAACCTCTTTGCGGGTACTGTAATAAATCTAAAGGGGATAAGGAAATTAGTTATGCCTAAAATAGTGGTTAAACGAGGGAATCTGGATGAACACGATCCCTGGTTACGTCATCGGCTAGCCTATAACATGGGTTTGTGGGATTTTTCTTATATTTATGCTGTGAATACAATGGATATCGATCAGCATATTGAAGGTATTAAAACTTTTGAGAACTTTCCTGTAGTCCCAGTTGGGTTTCCTGTGGAGGATACTCAGGCTGCAAATAAGTTTTACGTAGACTATATAAGTAAGTATAACGTTACATTTGAGAATTTGTCTTCTAATGGTGATGTAGGTCCAGGTGCAGACCAAGTAGCTGCTGGGGATCACGGTCATGTTAATTTACCATCAGATGATCAAAAGGACGCATTGGATACAGCACAGTTTCCATCTGCGTCAAACCCGTTTACTACATGGAGTGTTTTTTCAATACACGCAAATAGACATGAAGCGGGGGGTCCTGATGAGATTAGTCTTACTGGGTTAGTCGGCGGACCTATTACTATAAATGGTATGCGTGTTAAAGTTACTAATGTGAATTATACACCATATACAGTAGTAGATACCGATGTTCATGTTTCTGTTGATACTTCTAGTTTAGCTATCGTAATTGCGTTACCTATTATCACGAGCGTGAACCATGGGCAGCGGTATACAGTGAAAGATGGCGGAGGTAATGCCAGCACAAATAATATTTTCATTACACCATCAGGAAGTGACGAAGTCGATAATGGTGGAGCCGGAATTAGTTTTGATTTGATAGCAGACAATGAAGTCGTTGATGTTATAGCAAATAATACTACTAAAAATTGGGAGATAGGACCATAATGAGCTTATTAAGAGAGATATACACAAACAAATCAAACGGCACACCAAAATCATTTACTAAGCAAATGAAAGTCGGACAAAGATTTAATATAGTAAAAGGACAACTAAATAAATTAAAGGTTCGCCCTAATATTCTTAACGAGCACGTTGAGAGTAGTAGAGAGCTTATGAGCACAATCACATCAAGCAATATAGTCGGGCAAGTGTTTAAAGCTAGTCAGGACAACATTAATGGTATATTATTAACATTAGAGAGTGCTGCTGGTTCTGATATAGATAACTTTGAGAGTTATGTAACTGACGGTGATTTACAAGCTGTATGGGTAGAGAGCGGAACAGGCCCCGCTACCATAGAAACCACTATTATTAACGAGGGTCTTCAGTCAATGAAGATGCCAGGTGAGACAAATGGTGACACCTGGATAAAAACTATATCATCTTCTGACTTTACGAATTTTACATTCTCTTTTCCTTGGTATCAAGACAAGGAATATAATAAAATGAAATTTGAGTTTATCCTGAGTGATGGAGTAGCTATATTAAGTTTCCCTCTCACCATAACTCAGCATAATCAATGGACTCAGTTTGAGGTTGATATAAATGCTATGACAGATAGTGGAGTTACAGATAAGACCGCTATAACTTCTGTTGGGTTTCGTGTGCTAGACAGAGAAGGTGGTTTCTCCGCTTATGTTGATAATATGGTGGCAACCCCACAACCAGGAAGTATACAGGTTAAACTATGGGATTGTGGAGATACCTTACCTGTAGCTGATGGAGCAAGCTTCGATTTAACTAATGATGCTACTCAAAATACTGAATTAGGTGACTTGGGAATTGGTGGGACATTAGCTTCTGAAATAAATCTTTATCTAAGAGGAGGTCAGAGACTGTACCATTTAGAAGATTTCATAACAGGAGTAGCTTCTGAACACCCAAGTAATAATACTCTTACTGTTGGTAATTATTACGCACTTACGCTACATTATGTAGACACTAATGTATCAGTATATGGTCCTGATACAACATATAGTATAAACTACTATCAGAACGGGTATGCCTTTTATACTTCAGCAGAGGGTGTAGATATAACTAAAATAGCCGGAGCAGCAGGGAGTGGTGCATATTCTGATTTGATGTTCGGTATATTTAGTGTTCAAGACATTTATTTACTTGGTTATCATCTACACTTTAATGCGGAAGCAGGAGGAGCAGCCTCAACAGGGGCTTTAGCCGATTGGCTCGCATTTGTAGAGGACTCTAATATGAATATAGAGTCTGTAATGACTACTCACGGGGGTCATGCGATAATAGATGGAGATTATCACGAGGAGTTCGATTGGAAACCACCCCCATTGGAGAAAGGTGGAAAATTTGAAATTTATTATAACGATGACTTTACCGATAATGTCGCTGGTGTAGAACTTGAATTTTTCTATTTGTATGCATCACCAGATGTTAATGGTTAATAAAATATTGAGGTGAAGATATTATGGCTTTAATACCAAATATAGAGAATTTAACTATCGTTACCCAGAATGTTATTCCTGATTTAGCGGAAGACGCTTATCTGGACCAGGCTATGATTCTGGCAGGCGGTTCACCGGCTGTACCGGATACTGAGTACACTGTGTCAGGTAAGACCATAACTTGGGATGAAGTTGCTGCCGGTTATAATTTGGAAGTTGGGGAAGTAGTGACTGTAGACTATACTTACGATGACCACACAGTAGGTGCCGGAGGAACCGGCGGGGTATATGATGCCACAGACCCAGGGCAGAATCCAGTTACAACAGACTATGATCTTATAGTTATTATCCAAAATACCGTACCAAACCTTATTCATACTCCTGTTGCAAATTCTTTTACTTTGAAAGTAAACGGAGTTTTAAAAACTGAAGGTGTAGACTGGACTCGTAGTGGTAGAAATGTTACCTGGATTTCTGGGTCCACTTTAGTTGTGGGTGATGTTGTTACATATGCTTATAGAGTACCAGCATAGAGAGGTTAATATGAAATTTCGTTTTAAAATATTTCTTTTATTATTTATACTTATTGTCGGGAGTCCATGTATAGTTAATGCTAAATTTGGGTCTAATAAGAGACCTGAAACTAAAAAAGATGCAGCTATGATTACGACTCGTGGGGCAATATTCCTAAATAAGAAAATTGGGCAAAAGTATCTTAAAAAGTATGATTACGTTGATGTTACTTATTCTTACGCTAAAAGCGTCCTGGTCATTAAGCCAGTGAAAAGGGTCAGTAAGAATTCCCTTCGTGTTCACCGTACTCGAAAAGGTAAGATAATTGTTATTATTAAGAAAAATTTCTTGAGAAACATAGGAGCAAGTGTACCTAATAAAGCGTATTTTAATAGTGTCTGGAATTCAGGTACTAAAGCTATTGAGATCGATTATACGAAACCCGTTACTCGTGAGAGTTTAGAATAGGACTTAGATTATGAATAAAAATAAAATAACGAAGATCAGTTTAATATTAGCTTTGACAATAAGCTTTTTGTCATATCCTCCTTTATCATATGGTAAAGTTAAAGAAAAGGCTATTTTATATAATGCCGCTACTGGGCATGACCATGATGGAAGCACAGGAGGGAAAATAGTTGATTCTGGTGATATCATGAATACTCCTGCTGGAAATATAGCAGCAACAGATACCCAAGCTGCTATTGATGAATTGGACTCCGAAAAAATTGCTTCATCTGAGAAAGGTGCTATTAATGGTGTCGCCTCATTAGATGGAAGTGCAGAAGTATTAGCAATCCAATTACCGGCTATTGCTATCACGGACGTAAATGTTTGCGGTTCACAGGTTTGTCAATTGGCTTTAACTGCTGAAGAAGGAGACATTTGTGTAAGAACAGACGAAGACAAGTCCTATATTCATAATGGAGGAATAGTAGGGGACATGACAGACTGGACTTTGTTGCTGTCTACGGGCTTAGTAACATCTATACAAAGTCAAATCGGGGATGTCACATTGGACCACTCAGACCTAAATAACATAGGTGCAGATAATCACCATACGCAAACAACTTCGTTTGCGACTTTAGTTGATAGTGCAACTGACGCTCAAATCCCGAATGATATCACTATTGATTACTCAACCTCGTCTGGGGACTCAGACACTGTTGATAGTAAGCACTTTATCGATATTCAAGCAGACACCACTTCTCAAATATCTTCTCATGTTTCTTCAGCATCAGCACATCATTCTTCTACTTCAGATAGTTTATCTCTAACCCCATCTCTTATAACGATAGTAAAACCCCTGGCAGGAAATAACGCAATTGATTTAAGTGTAACAGGGGATAGTGGTATTAGACTATCCATATCTGGTGGTGGTACACTATGGTTTGGAGACGGAACAAGCCCTGTAGACACAAATATCTACAGGGCTTCTGCGAATGTATTAAAGACTGATGATACATTTACAGTAGCAGGAGTTGCTTCAACGATTACCTACGCTACTACCACTAAAGCTATAACTATCCCAGGAGCGGGTGGTTTTGTTCCAACCACAAGCAACGGTGTGGCTGTAGCATCTAATGCTATAACATCTAATGCTATATCTACAACTAATTACGCTGTTGCAGGAATTAATCTTCCTGTAGGAGCTACAGTTACAAGGCTGGACGTTTATGGCTTTACAAACGATTCTGGTGATACTTGTACAATGATTTTGGATTCCAGAGATTCTGCTGGTGCTAGTACTTCATTAGCGTCTTGCACCTTTGCAGATGGAGTGGATTCTTGTAATGATACTTCTATTAGTAATGCTACAATAGATTCTAGTAGAGGCTATCATCTTGTAGCAGATATGTCTTCAGATGAGAGTGCAGGACAAGCAGGAGTATATTATGTTAAAATAACCTATACAGTAACTAATGTAGGACAAACATTATAGAAAGGTTTTAAATGTGTCAAGTTTTAGAATTAATGCAGTGGGGGATAATAATGGTCCCTCTATTTTTGGAAAAAGACTTAAAGAAGGCTTAGAGAGAAGAGGTTGGAACTTTAACGATAATCCAGACGTGAATATAATTTTTGCTAAAGGTCCTTACCTACAAGGAAAGCTAAATATTCTTAGGTTAGATAATATTTATTTTGATTCGGAGAATACGATAGGAGATACTGATAGGTTGAATGCTCCTATAAAACAAGCGTATAATATGTTTGACAGAATCGTGTTCCAAAGTGAATTCGCTGTAGAACAATATAAAAATCATTTAGGTCCAATAAAAGTTCCTTATAAAGTGATCTATAATGGTGTACCTACTACTTTCTGTAAAGAAGGCGGAGGTATTGATTTTGGGTTCGTAAAAACGTTTATGTGTTCTGCTGATTGGAGAACACATAAACGTTTGGAACCTGTAATAGAGGCATTCAAATGTCTTGACAAAAATCTTAACTACGGATTGGTTATTTTCGGGAATTGCAAGCATAAAGACCCTCATCCAAATATCAGGTATCCAGGCAAGATTCATCATACAGAATTACCACATTACATGAAAAATATAGACGCAGGTATTCATATCTCTTGGTTAGACTGTAGCCCAAATGTGGTCTACGAGATGCTGGCCTGCGGTATGCCAGTTCTTTGCAGTCATAATGGTGGGACAAAGGAGATTGTGAAAGATGATGGCATCGTCTTAAAGCTTGAAGAAGACTATAAATATAATAGGGTGCCTTTGTATAAACCCCCTCAGCCTGATATGGATACTTTATACTGGGGAATGCAGGAAATATTAAGAAAGAAAGTCAGTGATCGTCCTGATTTATATATGAATCGTGTAGTGGACGAATACATTAATTTTATAACGAGTTAAACGAGGTTTATTATGAAAGAATTTGATAAATATGATAACAATGGGGCGTATCACATCGATTGGTTTCGTACCAACAAACATGGGTACAGAAATCATCTTAACAGAATATTGAAGGAATTCACCGGCTGTAAAGCAAAAAGTATTCTGGATATTGGTTGTGGTGAAGGTCTGTTGGCTAAACTTCTTCTTAAGAAAGGCGTTACTCAGAAAGTATTTGGCATAGATACTAGCAAGAAAGCTATTGAGTTAGGGAAAGACTTGTATGAGAATTCTTGTAAGACACAGAGGATGGACCTAAAGTGCCAGTCTTATGTGAGTATGAATAAGCGGAGAAAATTCGATTATATAGTATGCAGTGAGGTCATTGAGCATGTTGATAACCCTGAACTTTTTCTTCGTAAAATGAAAAATATGATCAGGGAGTGGGCGATAATAACCACACCCAACTCAGACCATATTACCCCAGGAAAATACGATAAACAACTTTTCAATCAAGCTGCATTAAAAGAAGTGCTTCAAAAGATTGGAGCCTCCTACGAATTTTTAGAAGTAGGTGAAACTATTGTATTTAAGATAATTAAGTAAGCAGGTTTTCATATGAAATTAGGAGCCATTGTAAGAAGCTGCGGGGAGCGAACCGAGCGCCTTTGTATTGATTCTTTAAAAAATGAACTATACAAAGGCGATATCAAAATAATTCGTAATGTCTACCCTTTTAAGGAAACCTTAAAGCGGTGCTACAGTACAGCTATCCAGGAGAAATTTGATTGGTATCTTTGTGTTGATGCCGACATGATTATGATAAGAGGATGGCGAGAATTATTGGAGACTCGTTTACGTTTTTTAGGAGATAAGATAGAGACTGAAAAAATATGGGAGCTTAACTTTAAACTTGAAGATGTAGTTGACCCTAACCCTATTGGTGATCTACGTATTATAAATAACAAATACAGCAATGAACTACTTTACTCTTATAAACAAGTGAAAGACTCTGTTAAACCGGAGGCTGCTATTTGCAGCAATATAATAAAACGGCTAAAAGTGACGAGAGCAATTTTTAGAAATATTATAGCATACCATGGTTTTGACCAATATAAGCGAGATGTATTTAATCGTTTCTATATACGAGCTTGTAGGGATACTTCTTATGTAAGAAAAAGAGGTTTGTTTACAGAACCTTTATCAGACACAGATAATATAGCTAAAGCTGGTTGGGACTATGGGATAGAACATCGTGAAGCTAAAAGTTTGGATGCGAGTAAAAAGATCGATATTACGAAACTAAAGTATAAAGAGCTTCCACCTTTAGATATAGATTTGAATTGTTTTTATAGAATGAGGGATGGAGAAGATGTTACATAAAATCGGGGGGAGATTTTCTTTAAAAGATGTTAAAGAGAAACATTTAAGTTTCTTACACAATTTTCGTTCATCCGGTATTCGGAAATGGTTTTTTGATAATCGTGTAATTACTTGGCCTCAGCACTTGACATGGTATTCAAAGTATGTTAAAAACTACGATAGACTCTTTGTAATATTTGACCATGAAGTACAAGTCTATATAGGTACTGTTGGCTTTATTGATTATCAGAAAGAACACCGAATAATTGAATTCGGTAGATTCGGGATAAATAGTCGAAAGCATCTGGGCAAAGGATACGGTACTTTAATATTACAAAGTCTTTTTGACCATGTTTTTACGTCATCTAAAATTGAAGCAATTGTATGTGATGTAATTGCTGAAAATAAGATAGTTGGCTTATATGTTAAACTTGGCTTTGTTGTTAATGGTTTTGAGGAAAATTACGAATGTTATCCAGGACGAACAGTAAACAAAGTCAGCATGATTTTATCGAAAGAGAAATTTTATGAAGACAATAGGAATTGAAACTACTTGCCGGACAAGTAACTATAACGGAGCCTTAGCTTCAGCAAGACTTCGCTGTTACGACTTAATAAATTACTTCAAAGGGGATAAAGACGTTCATGTAGAATTATATGATCACTCTAAGAAATACGATGTTGTAGTATTCCAGAAATTATTTAACGCTAAAGCGTTAGCATTAGCTCAGTATCTTAATGAAAAAGGGACAAAAACAGTATTTGATATAGGTACAAATTATATAGAATTAGACTCTGAATGTGTTAGCCCTGAACAGCAAGAAATGTGTCTACGTATGTTGGAGAAAATGAACCACGTATCTGTGTCAAGCCCCTTTTTGAAAGAAGCTTACAGTAAAGAGCATGACAATGTACACTTTATTAACGATGCTGTTGAAGATAGATTCTTAAAGTTTACAAAGCAGCATACAAAGGCTTGCACTAAAGAAAAACGAGACGACTACATTAATCTTACATACTGTGGATATTCAGCTAAAGCCAAAGAGCTTAGCCTTATAAACGCCGCTTTATTAGACCTGTGGACTCTTTATCCTATAAAGATACTTTTTATATCAGATAAAGACCCAGGCGATTTTCTTGGAATTCCTCGTGAATTTATTAAGTTCGATTACGCAAAACTTCCAGAACAACTCATGCAGGGTGATATTAAAATTTCTCCAAGAAATCTGGACAGGGTTTATAACATGGGGCATTCTGTTGTTAAGATTGCCTACCCAATGTCTATAGGACTTCCGGTTGTAGCTTCTCCAATTCCATCCTATATTCCTTATTTACAGGAAGAGAATGTTTGTCGTACTAATGATGAATGGTTTCTTGCTTTAGAACGTTTAATCTGGCAAGGAAAAGAGTTAAGAAAGAGTCAAGGCGCTCAGAATAAGGAGCTTGTTAAAGAAGAGCTTTGTTTAAGTGCTACAGGTTTGGAATGGAAATCGTTTTTTGAAGGTATATAATGAAACTTTTTATCGATTATGAAACTACGAATGAGCCTTGGGGAGGTATCAATACCTTCTTCAAGAATTTCATTGAGCGTTCTGAGTCATTTCAGGACACAATAACTTTGGTAAGTGATTACCGACTTGCAGATGTAATCTTGTTTGGAGCAAATTCACGGGGTATTAAGAAGAAAATAAGCGTAGATGATATAATACGTTATGGAAATAGTAACGCAGTAGTTGTCCATCGTTTAGACGGACTTAGAAGAGGGTTTGACTTCTTCGTTAAAGCTACAGAGCAATATATAGATGGCTATGTTTTCCAAAGTAAGAAAGGTTTGGAGGACTACAACTTTATAAAGAAACCGTCTGCCCTTATCCCTAACGGTGTTAACCAGGATAGGTATTGGGGCAAAACTACAACCTGGCTGCCAAAGAATAAACTTAAATGTTTGTTTGTAAGTTGGAGTGATTCTTTAGAAAAAGGATTTGAAGAATTCGCAGAAGTTGCTAAAGGGTGTAATATGGAATGCACCTTTGTAGGACGCTGGCCGGATTCTGTACCCTCTAATTTTATACGTAAAGTAAATCCAATAGGGAATGATATGCTTCCTAAAATTTATAGAGAGCATGATGTTTTAATCTTTCCTTCAAGGTTAGAATCATGTTCAAATGTTGTTTTAGAAGCATTATCCTCTGGTTTACCTATTGTGTATTATAAAGGCAGTGGTGTAGAAGAGATTGTAGGAGAAGAATATGGAATTCCTGTAGAGAAATTTATCTGGCACGAATTTAAACTAAAATTGAAAGCAAAGTACTCTACTCTTACTCACACTATAGACAAGAACCGGAAACAGTTTTCTATAGATACTACTATTGAAAAGTATTTAAAGTTTTTTTACGAAGTCAAAATGAGGTAATTTTTTATGAAACCAAAGATTAGTGTAGTAATGGCCTGTTTTAATTCTATGCCTGATTTGAGAGAATCAGTAGGGTCTATCCAACTCCAAACATTTAAGGATTTTGAATTTATCATTGTAGATGATTGTTCTACTGACGATAGTTACGCTTATTTACAAGGTTGTGCTGAAGCAGATAAACGGATTAAGTTGTATCGTAATGGTAAGAATGTCGGCCTTACTCGTTCTTTAAGTAGAGCAATGGAATATGTGAAAGCACCTCTTGTAGCTCGTATGGACGCAGACGACATCTCTGAGTCACATAGATTATTGTACCAAAGTAAGTACATGTCTAAGCATAATTTGACTCTTACTGGAAGTGATGCCCAAATTATAAACGATGATGGTAAGCTTCTTCAAGTAAAGAGACGTTTGGAATTTTATAATGATATTCGATTTTATGCAATGTTAAATAATCCCTTTATGCATACCAGTGCAATGTTCAGAAAGGATTGCTATGATAAGCTTAACGGGTACAATAACCGAATAAAATATGCTCAAGACTATCATTTATGGGCAAGATGGGTTCAAGAATTTGAGGCTGGAAATATAAGCGAGACTCTTGTAAAATGGAGACAAAGTCGCAAAGGAATCTCAACCACACATACAGCACCTCAGAAGGTTTTCGCCGATAAGATATGTATAAGTTATATCCGATCCGTTTACCCAGAACTAAAGAATATTCCTGATGTAGATATTGTAGCTATGCGAAATGGCAATTATAGTAGAAGTAATATCGTGAATGTAGATAAGATTTTTAATGCGGCGGTTAAAAGATTTGACTCCGAGTACACTCGTAACTGGGTAAAGGGTTATAAGACCAGGACACAGACTTTAAGAGGTTAATTTTTATGTTCAGTTTAGTAATATGCACTATGGGGTGTATACATTTTTTGAAACAGACTTTTGGTGTAGCTCTTCCAAATAAAGACATTGGGCAAATAATTGTAGTGGACAACACCATTGGGGAGGAGACATTATCTTATCTCAGTGGTTTAAAGAGTGATAAACTCGTTGTTATACGGAACAAAGTCAATCAAGGTGTGATTAAGTCAAGGAACCAAGGTATAGCCTTGGCGAATTGTGAATATACCATGATTCTTGATGACGATCAAGTTCCCCAAAGAGATGATCACACATTCAATCAGTACAAATCTTTAGTTGGTAAATATGATATCCTGGGATGCGAAGCTCAGATTATGGACCTACGCACAGGGTTAACACGGTTCGGTAATGCAAAAGAGTTTACATATGTCGGTGCAGGCGGTATGTGCATGAAAACATCTTTATGGAATGAACTTGGCCGCTTTGATGAAATCTTTCAGCCTGCGTACTTTGAAGACCCAGATTTATGTCTCAAAGCTAAGAAAGCAGGATACACAATTGGCCTTGTCTCAGATCATGGAATACATCATTATGCTCACAGAACCTTATTCAGAAAAGACTTAGGTTTTAATCATGATGATGTTATGCTGCGGAATCGAAAGATATTTATGGCGAGATATGGTGTTAAGCCTAAACTTAAGAAAGTTTCCAAACCTGTTATCACAAGGCAAGATAATAAGATAAAAGTGATGCATATTCTAAGTAATATCAATATAGGTGGTGTGCAGCAAAACGCTGCTTATCTTGCTAAAGGATTACCTGGTAATACTTTTGAAATGGCGATGTATATTGCAGAGTCTGGTAAACGAGGAGTTTTTGAGAAACATATAGGTGATAATGTCAGACTTTTTTATAACAAGAAAGCTGTGTCAAATAAAAGTACGAAGGTGTATAAAAATACATCTCATGGTCCTCAGTCTATAATAGCTAAAAATGGTAAAGTAATAGTTGTTAAGCCTGGTGGGACATTGCCAGATTTAGGATACAATTTGAATCAGATTCGAGGTTTCCGTTTAGACAGTGAGATTCCAGCAGAGGTAAATGTCTCAATAGTTGACGCTGTTGTTAATTATAAGCCAGACATTATACACTATCACCGTGACGTTAGCAGGATTTCACGAGATGTTACCGGATTACGTGCCATGCCTCAATTTAAGAATCTTAAAGTTGTCCGCACTGTTCATGGGTCCCGTCTTCCTGATTTGAAGAACTATGATAAAGCTTTTTTGTTAACCAGTGAAATTATGCGTGGAGCAGCTAAAAGATACCCACAGGTTCCAGCGGTGCTTATTCCTAATGGTATTGATACAAGTATCTTTAGACCGACTAAATGCCCAAAGGAAAATATTGTAGTTACTCATACTAGACTATCAAAAATACTAAAGTTGACCGCTCGGCCAGAACTTTATTTTGACATTGTCAAAAGAGTATGTGAGGCTGATAAAGATGTCAAATTTGTTTTGGTTGGTCCTGATTATGATATCTACAAAGCGAGATTCGACGGTTTTATAAGACGTTTTCAGTTACAAGATAAGCTGATTATAAAACCTCCAATGTACCATAGTAAACTAGTTTCATACCTAAATAAAGCTAAGGTTTGGTTCTATCCTACAAGTGAAGACGCTTTTCCTTTATCAGTAATAGAAGCTATGGCGTGTAAACTACCTATTGTAGCGTCTAATCTGGTTGGTATTACTGAGATGATAAAATCAGGGGAGAGCGGGTTACTTAGTAGCCCCGCTGATGCAAGCACATTCGTGCAGAATATACTCAAGTGTTTATCAGATAGAACCTTAGCAGAAGCTATGGGGGCGTTTGCTTATGAGAAAGCACTTAAAGACTATTCATTAGAGTCTATGCTAGACAAATACAGTGAGACGTATTTAAAGTTGATGGGAGTTAAATAATGGCTGTACTAGATTCAGAAATAAAATTTTATTTAACTGGGGCAGGAAGTGACGGAGGGGTGCAGACTGATCCTAATGCTTCATTTGGGGATTATAGAAGTGCTACAGAAATTGTGGATGCTACAGAAGAAAATCTGTTAGATAATGTTAGCAATGCAGAGAGAGTAGCAGGTAGTATAGAATACCGTTGTTTTTGTATAAAAAACACGAATGTCATAGACTCCATAGTAGATGCTAAAATATGGATCGAAACGGATACTGGGACTGCGGAGGATGACGTATCTTTCGCAGTAGAAGTACCTACAGGAGGTGACACTGATGGTAACGCCCAGACAATAGCTAGTGAGACTACGGCACCCACTGTAGGTTCAGGCAACGTTAGTGCATGGTCTGACGCAATAAGCAAAGGTGCAGGAGTTGGTGTTGACCAAGGAGCACATGATGCAGACCTTGGTCCAGGAGAGATAGTGTTTGTTTGGGTAAGACGTGTTATAGCTGCTGGTGCATCCCCAGCTACACATACTATAATCTTAAGAATAGAAGGTGATGCCTAATGGCCGGTAGTAATTTAGACATAAGGTGGGGGTTACTTCAAGCAGGAACCCCCCACATAGAATTCCGGTATCCTGCGGACACTCCCTCAGATATTATTCGAATATATCATGGAATTCAGCATAACGTACCTAATAGACGTATGACGAAGACTACGCTTAGGACTAAGAGTGCCGGTAATGAATATAATTTTAGAAATGTTGGGCACAGTACAGAGCTTATGCGTGTAGATGTTGTTTTGGCGACTAAGGCTGAAGCACGTAGTTTTACAGATTTCTTTAAGTATATAGTTAAAGGGTCTTCTGGGGTCTTTTACTATAAAAACAATTTTAACGGGCAAGAAGCTTATGTTCGTATTGTTGGAAATCAGTTAGGTATGGGGGAAGCGGAGGGCGCACCATACTCATATTCTTTACTATTGAAAAAAGAAGCTCCTTATGTAACAAGACGAACAATTTTGCAATGGCAAGTAATACAAACAATATCTGTACTTACAATCATATCGGGAGCATCAGGCACTTATTCAATTTTATTATATCCTTCTGATAGTAAAACATTATGGGGTACAGGTGATAATAACCCAGGACAGCTAGGTTTAGGTGATTATTTAGACAGAGAGCGATTTGAGCAAGCTGGGGTTGACACAGATTGGGCAGACGGAGGAGGTGGCTCAGAGCAAGTTCTCTTGTTAAAAGAGAATAATGATTTGTATACATGCGGGGGGAATACATACGGTCAATTAGGATTAGGGGATACTTTTAAAAGAAATACATTTTCTAAAGTAGGCTCTGATACTTGGGTCAAAGTAGCAGGAGGAAATAATACATCTTATGGTATAAAGTCTGACGGTACACTATGGGGTTGGGGTCAGAATAATATGGGGCAGTTAGGTCAAGGATCATATGACTTTGGTGCTCATAGCAGCCCTTTACAAATAGGCTCTGACACAGATTGGATAGCTGTAGCCGGAGGAACCAATTTTGTTATAGCTCAGAAGTCAGATGGCACACTGTGGGGATGCGGATGGGATGCTTTTGGTCAATTAGGTCAAGGAGCCACACAAACAAGACGGACAAGTTTAGTTCAGATTGGAACAGATGTAGATTGGACCACTTTTAGTTGTGGGTACGCACATGTTTTAGCTCTAAAGGATAATGACGACTTGTATGCATGGGGAGGTAATAATGCCGGAGAATTAGGAGATGGAACTACAACTGATGTCTATACCCCTAAAAAGATAGGAACTGATTCATGGAAAGTCATTTCAGCAAGTGGTGGAGGACCTGGATATTCCGTTGCTATAAAAGCAGACGGAACTTTATACTCTTGGGGATACAACGCCAATTATGAACTAGGTATTGGAAGTTCGGATTCAAACCCACATAGCAGTCCTATACAGATAAATTCTGACACAGATTGGATCAGTGTCTCATCTGGTTGGGCGCATAGTATAGCAATTAAAGGGTCTGAAATTTGGGGATGGGGGTGGAATGGTAGAGGTGAAGTAGGAACAGGATTTGACCCTGTAACTGTTCCAACCCAAACATTTTTACCTTCTAACGCTACTAGTCTCGTGTGGAAAATAGAATTTGGCATACCTCCACCACCATAATTTTGAAACTTTTTTAATAAAAATTAACTTTTTTTCACTTTGATGTAAAAAATTTTGGAACTTTTTGGCATTATTATATATGAAGGGCTAATACTTCCAATAGTATTAATATGGAAAATTATCGCATGAATAAAATGTTAGAAGAAGTTAAATTTAGTTTATTACTAGAACATAGCGTAGAGTTCGTAGTAGAATCATACGAGGAGGTCAGCTTATGTGAAGGCGAAGGTGGGGACAATGAAGATCAAACCTTTCTTAAATTAACAGGAACCTTTCAGAAAGGTAACACCCCCAACGGAAATAAACGTATTTATAAGACGGAATTGTTAGCAAGAGAAACTAACAGATTCCAAACCAAGATTTCTTCTGGTCTCGCTCTTGGTAAAATATACCATCCTGGATACTTTGACCACGGTGGACCATCCGGTGTAACTGATGTATCACATCGAATCACTAAGTTGTGGATGGACGGCGACATAGCGAAAGGTGAACTACTTGTATTTAAAACTGCGAGTGGTAAAGACGTTGAGGCTATAATTGAAGGCGGAGGAAAAATTGGTATAAGCTCTCGTGGATTTGGGAGCATGAAACGTTTTGATAGCGTTACCGTAGATGGAAAAACGTTTAAAGATGTATGGGTAGTCGATGAAAATTATCGGCTTGAAACGTTTGATCTCGTGTTGACACCATCAGTTAAGAGTGCAATTATGACTCCGGTTAAGGAGAACATAAACTCATTAAATAAGCCGAACGAAGCTAAGAAAAATACTGATACGTGTAACGAAAATTTGGAAGAAAAAGATAAGGGAGGTATAAAGTCCATGACACTTGAGGAATTAAAAACGAAGTACCCTGCCATCTACAACGAGGCATATGAAGCCGGTGTTACAGATGGAAGAAGGCTTGGTGTGACTGAAGCTAAAACTGAGCTTAACACTGAGCATGATAAGGCAGTCGATGTAAAAAATGAAGAGATTGCGACATTGAAGGTAAGCGAAACAGCTCTTACCAAGAAAAATGTAGAGTTGATGGCAGAGAATAAAGAGTTGACTGATACGAATAAGACTCTTGAAGCCGCCAAGACTGAAAACGAAGTTAAAACCGCTGTTATCGAAGCAGTGAGTGCTTCCGAGTTCAAGGAGAATTTCGGTGAGAGTGAGATTGCCGATGTATGCCGAGTTGTTTCCACGGTAGAGGAAGCTAAGAAAGAAGTTGAATCCCGCATTAAGTTTATCGAGAGTGTTATCGAAAAACATGCCGGTGCGAAGAAGACCGACTCTGGTAGTAAGAAAACAGATACCAGTGAAGCAGGGTCTACCAATGAAGGTGATGAAGAAGCCAACGAAGCAGCATACAAGAAACAGCAAAGAGAAGCTGCTGGCTTGTAAGAAGTAAACCGGCATCGATTAATCTAGTCAATTAATCCGTTGTTAAGAATTTGATAAAAAATGTTGAGGAGGTCAAAAAACATGGACATGCTTGCTTTAGAAAATAGATTGGGTCTTCATAACCCACTTAGAGCGGCACGATGGGAGCATATGACTATGAGTGAGCAGGGCAGTCTTTGCCCTGATATTCGCAATGAGTTTGAGAAGTACACCGTAGAAACAATGTTGGATAATACCATCACTGGTGCTATGGAAAGCTTCGGTATGCCTTTCGGAAACGCTGCCTCTATCCTGAAACAGGTTCAGGAGAGTACCACAAACGCATCCCCAGGAGTTGCAACCTTCTTGAAGTTTGCATTCCCGCTTGTGCGTAAGATTTGGGCAAAAAGCATCGGTAAGAATCTGGTATCTGTACAACCAATGAGCCTACCTACGGCAATGGTTTTCGCAATTGACCATTTACGTAATAGCCCACAGGCAGGGACCAGTCTTCAAGATAGGTCTGTTACAAGCGCAAAGGATTATGCTCTTGACCCAGGTGAGATGCAAACTCCTGTAAGAGAAATTAACTTAACCGTTACTTCTCAGAGCGTAACTGCTTCTGCTAAGAAGCTGAAAAGTGTATATGGTATCGAGGTTTCACAAGACCTTCGTGCATATCACGGTATCAGCCTTGCTGGTGAGTTACTGAATATGATGGCAAGAGAGATTTCACTGGAAATTGATGCCCAGATCGTTTACGATTTGGTTACTCAAGCCAGTGCTGGAACAGCGAATTGGAATGCTACTCCTTCTTCTTCACTTTCCACTGAAATCGAGGCTCATAATAAAACGATTCGGAAAGCGTTTAACTCTGCATCAAACTTCATTTTCCAGAAGATTTACCGAAACGCCAATTTCATAATTGGTGGAGTAAGTGAAATCCAAAGGTTAGAAGACCTTGGTGAGCAAACGTTCGTACCTTCAAAAGACGCAGAAGGCGTAAGTGCTTTTGGTAGGGTATTTGCCGGAAAGTTATACGGAAAATATGACGTTTACAAAGACCCATTCTTTCCTGTAACCAATCAATATCTGGTTGGATACAAAGGTCAGAGTTGGTTAGAGAGCGGCTATGTGTATGCGCCTTACGTGCCATACATGTTGTTACCGGAATTCACGAATCCTGACAACTTTAGCGTGACGAAAGCCGCTATGAGTCGCCAGGCATTCTACATGAAGAATTCTGACAACTATGCTCTTGTGAACATCACTGGTTCTTAAGAACTAAACCAGAGCAAACCCATCTAGCCTCTGTTACTAACATGCTCAAATGAATGGGTCTTTCAAAGGGAGTAGGGTAATTGAATCCCTGCTCCCTTTTTTATTATAGGTGTAAGCCTAGAAAGTTTTTGCACATGTTTTTAAATATATCAAGACAGCCTCAAGCTGTTCAGGATAGACTTTTTGAATACCGTAATTTATATCCGAACGAGGTTGTTACCGATTATATGTTTCCAGGCATCAAAGGTCTGAAAGCGTTCAAGAAGATAAGAAAGATTGACTTTAGCAAGTATCAAAGAATTCTCTTGAGACGAGGCCATGCTTTAGGTGACATCATAATGACCTTCCCCCTGATGAACTATTTAAAGAGTTTAGGGAAAGAAGTTCATATTAACACAAATACCCGATACGAGATAAGAGGTGCAAGTTGCATTTCAGGAAAACCCTCTTATAAGTACGAAGGTTATGACTTAATATTAAACTTGGACGGTATCTTAGAAAAAGATCATCTGGACAAGAAATTATTTAAAGTAAACCGAGTTGACATTTACAATAAATTCCTGAATGTCAAAAATATCGGAAATGATTGGAATATAGATTACCCTAACATTGATGTTGACTTACAGGGAGCTATTATAGGAATCCAAATTACCGGCAGTAAAGAGAAATACAAATCAATTGATTTGGAGCCGCTAATGAGTGAGTTAGATAATCGGGGAATAAAATTCTATATTATAGATAGTAACCCTGACTCATGCTTTCCTTATAAAAACAAAGTTCAGATGCCAACGGATGTACTAGGACTTTTAAATATTTTCAAGAGACTGAAAGGAATTTTATGTTTCGATAGTGGTCCTTTATGGATTACTCACGTGACGAACACACCGGCCTTCGCCATAGTTGGTCCTACATCAGGAAAAAAGATTATAGCTCGTCATCCAAATGATAAATCGGTTTTCTATGACACTAAGCAAGACTTTAAGTGTAAGAGCAAGAAACATGGCTGCGGAGAATCGGCTCAGGACTGCAATAAACGGTTTTCCTGCTTACAAAATGTCAGTCATGAGAGACTGATTACTGAATTTACTAATTGGATGGAGGGGTTATAACATGCCCACTTTTACAGAATCAGATGTACTTAACGCTGTATCAAAAGCGTTAGGTTCACCCCCTGGGTCTGAATACTCAACAGCAGATAAAGAAGATGCTTTAAGAAGAGGCTTGATCCAATATAGCCAATTCCGTCCTTTAAAGAAGATTGGTTCCTTTGTGACAGAAGCCGATGTCCAAGTATATGATATCGGGTC